CTACTTCTTATATGGCATGGGCTAAGATTGAACCGAGTTCGAATTATTTTTATGCACATTTTCAAGAGAGTGGTAAAGAAAGATTACGAATAACAATACGGTATTTAGATTTGAATATGGACAAAGTTAGAATTCAATATAGAAATAAAAACTACAAAATTAATAGCTTCGATAATATTGACATGAAGAATGAATATCTTGTTATTGATTGTGAGGAAGAATAATGAAGGAAACTGTTCATGTTAAATTAGATATTGAACCTTTTAAGCACGAACTTCAGAAGTATGGAGTTAATATGCAAAAAGAGGTGGCTAAATTAGTAGAAGATGTTATTTTAAAAATAGATAAACGAACAAAAGAAGATACACCCGTCAACTTTGGAGGATTAAGAAGCTCCTGGAGGTTTGAGGTCTCTCCAGAATCGGCAAGAATACTTGGAGAAGAATATACAGACTTAAATTATGCTAAGTATGTTGAAGAAGGAACTAAACCACATTGGCCACCTTTAGATGCCTTACAAACTTGGGCTAAATATAAGTTTAAACTTGATTGGAAAGAGGCGAAACAGGCTGCTTACTTAATTGGAAGAGCTATTAGCGTTAAAGGAACTAAGGCTGTTAAAATGCTTGAAAATGCTGTTAATGAGGTAAGACCATTATGGGAACAGGGACTGGAAAAGATACTTAAGAAATTTGAAAGAGGTGAGTTATGAGAACATCTATGTCAACTCTTCAAAAACTTATTTATGAAAGGTTGAAGAGTATAAAGACTGTTATAACTTATGATAAAGTGCCAAAGGAAGCTAAGATGCCATTTATTGTGCTGGGAGATGCCGAGAGCTTCCCGTGGGGGACTAAATTACAGAAAGGCGAAGAGATTAATTTTGATATTCATGTATTTTCTGAATATCCATCCCGTAAGGAAGTTTTAGATGTTGTTGATTTAGTTCTTGAGGCTTTGTCTAAAGAGGAATTTAATTTAGGTGATAATTATGAACTTGTTTTACATTCGACAGTTGGTTGGGATATAAGACGAGAAGACAAAATTTATCACGCTTTAATCCCGGCAAAATTTAGAGTTTTAGAAAAGGAGGAAGTGTAAATGGCAAAAATATTAGGTATTGACATTTTAGTCAAAGTTAATACTGGGACTGAGGTATCCCCTGTTTGGACTGCAATTGGAGCTCAACAGGATGCTACTTTAAATCGTTCTGCAGGAGTAATAGCTGTTTCTACAAAAGATGCAACTGGATGGGTGGAAAATATCGCAGGATTGAATGAATGGTCAATCGATTGTTCAGCATTACTTTTAGATTCTGACTCAGCTTTTACTAAATTAGAAACTTGTTATAATTCACACACAAGGGTTAAAGTTCAATTTTCAAGAACTGGAAAAACTTATACGGGATACGCTTTTATTACTGATTTTCCAATTGAAGCTCCTGTTGAAGGCTGTGCAACAATTTCTATCACTTTAACTGGTGATGGAGCTTTAACTTAAGGAGGTAAAATATGGCTACTTTAACTGTGCAAGTTTTAGATGATACAGCAAAAGAGGTAACGTTTGCTGCTTGTTCTGCACTTGGTGATCAATTTGTTAATAATGGAAATATCCATTTACGAATTAAGAACGCTGATGCTGCCGATAAAACAGTGACTATTAACTCTCAAAAGGTTTGTAATCAAGGGTATGACCACGACCGAGTTCTAACGATTACTGCTGGTAAAACAATGGAAACGAATGTATTTGATACATATCGTTTTAATGATGCTAATGGAAAGGTTCAAATTACTTATAGTGATGTGACAAGCTTGAGTATTGCTGTGGTGCAAACAGGATGAAGAAATATGTAGAAATAACTCTCGATGATAAAGTTTATAAACTACGATATGATTTTCAAGCTTTGCGTGTGATTGAAAAAGAAACAGGAATGAAAATACAGGAAGCACTGTCAAACATCAAAGATGACCCTTTGATGTTGGTTATTTTTGTTTATGCAGGAATATTTGATAGTGATATAACTTTAGAAAATGTAGGACATTGCATTGATGGAAATAATTTAGCGTATGTATCCGATAAAGTAAATGAAGCATTTGTTATGTGTTTCCCTGAGGCACAAGAAGGGAAAGAAAGAAAAAACTTGGAGAGCAAAATTGGGACTGGAGAGAATATAGAAAGATTGGATTAGGAGTTTTAGGAATGAAATTAGACGAATTCTATTCTTTAACTCCGCTTGAATTTAGTCACTATTTGGAAGGTTTCAATTTTGCTCAAGAACTTGAATATCAAAAATTGGCTTGGGTAATTTGTTGTATTGCAAATAGTATTGGTTTTAGAAAGAAGGCTTTAAAAATGGAAGATTTAATACCAACCAAGAAACCTTCTGTTTTTGTTTCTAAAGAAGAAGCACAAAAAAAGATACAGGAGATAAAGAAAAAGATTGGCTGAACATAATTTAACTGCACAACTTGGTTTAGATATTTCAGGGTTTAATGCTGGATTAGAAAAAGCTCAAGGCTCTCTTGAAAAAACAGGTAAAAAGATGTCTTCTATTGGAAAGGGACTTACTGCTGGTGTAACAGCTCCTTTAATGGCTATTGCGGGACTATCAACTAAAACTGCTCTTGATTTTGATGAAGCAATGGACAGTATACGGGCTGGAACTGGAGCTACTGGAGAAGCATTAAAAGGCTTAGGAGATACTTTTAAAAATGTTATGAAGTCTGTTCCTACAGATTTTGCAACTGCTTCACAAGCTATAGCAGACTTAAATACACGAACAGGGCAAACAGGAGAAGGATTAGAAAAACTTACTGAACAATTATTAAATGTTTCGAGACTTACAAAAACGGATATTAATGCTAATATTGCTTCAACTACAAGACTATTTGGGGATTGGTCTATTGCTACTGATAAACAATCTTCTACTTTAGACTATTTGTTTAAAGTTTCTCAATCGACTGGAATTTCTTTTACTTCACTTTCTCAAAAGATGGTTCAATTTGGAGCTCCTTTAAGACAAATGGGATTCGACTTTGATACTTCAGCTGCTTTAATGGGTAAATGGGAAAAAGAAGGAGTAAATTCAGAACTTGTTCTCGGTTCTATGCGTATTGCATTAGCAAAAATGGCTCAGGAAGGAGTAACTAATGCAAATGAAGCTTTAACAATAATGATAGAGAGAATTCAGAATGCAGGTTCGGTTGGTGAGAGAAATGCTCTTGCTATAGAAATGTTTGGGTCAAGAGCGGGTCCTGATATGGCAGCTGCAATTTATGAAGGAAGATTTGCAATTAATGATTTAGTTAAAGATTTGCAAAGTAGCTCTGAAACAATTAATCAAGCCATTCTGGATACTATGGGTTTTGATGAGCGAATGGGGATACTGAAGAATACAATAGGTATGGCTCTTTTACCGTTAGGAGAGAAATTAATTAGTATTGCTGAGAAGTCTTTATTGCCCATGCTTGAGAAAGCAATTAATTTTGTCAGTGGGTTGACTGATAAATTTGATAAATTACCTGAACCTCTACAAAATACAATCTTAGGTTTTGGAGGTATTGCTGCTGCTGTTGGTCCTGCTTTAATGGCTTTGGGAAAATTTCTACCCATGATAGGAAATATCACGAAGGTTCTGAAAGCTACTTCTGCGACTTCTTGGACAACAATGGGTATTATTGGGGGACTTATTCTCGGTGCTATTCTTATATACGAAAATTGGGATAAAATAAGTGCTTTTCTGACGAAAACTTGGAATTGGATTAAGTCTACTGCTGAAAATATCTGGGGAGGAGTTGAGGGATTTTTTGAGAAAACCTGGAGTAGTATAAAAAACACGACAGAAACTACCTGGAATAAAATATCTGGTTTCTTTTCTAACACCTGGAAGAATATCAGTGAAAATACAAATAAATTCGCTGGCGATATGAAAAATTATATTGGTTCTCAAATGAAAGAAGTTGAAAATATTACTAAAACTTCGTTGTCTTTAGTTAAGAATTTGTTTTCTGGTAATTGGGAAGGAGTTAAAGAAGATTTAAGCAAAATCTGGGATTCGATTAAAAAAATGTTTGATAACTATCTACAACTAATAGCAAACGCTCTTGGGATTAAACTTGAAGATTTAAAAAAGATAATAAATGAAGAGATGACAGCAATTAAAGATATCTTTAGTAAAGCTTGGCAAACAATAGTTGTTGATACTATAAAATGGATTGAAGGACTTATAAACGACATAGCAGATTGGTTTAAAAAGTTGCCAGGTATGATTTGGGAAAACATAAAAGATATAGGTAAAACTATAGCCAAACCTTTTCAGTGGGCTTTTGATAAAATTGTTGGACATTCCATTGTTCCAGAACTTGTGGGACAGGTTGCTTATTGGTTCAATGAAATGTCCACAATTATGGGACAACTAAGCTTCGAGGGAGTGTCTAAGGTTTTATCTGCTTTTGAAAATATAGATGTTTCTAAACTAAAAGGATTAAGAAAATTCTTTGACTTTATTTCAGAGTGGGAAAGCTTAGATGTTGGAAAGATAACTTACAACTTTAAGACTTTAGTTCAAGAACTTGGTGCTTTGGGAATAACACTTTTAAACGAAGTTATTAAGAATACTGAATTCCTAAAGCGAATAGGGACAGATTTAAAATCTGCTTTATTATTTATAGATGAAGCATTCAAAGATGTTTCAATTGAGAACGCTAACAAAGCTTTAGGTGAATTAAAAACATTCTTTGACTTATTAAATGATTGGATAAGTATTGATATAGCTAAAGTTTTCTATAATTTCAGAAATATGATTACGGAACTCGGTGCTTTGGGAATTTTATTTAATCAAGAGTTACAGAACTTAGCTGTTTTTGTAAATGCAATTAGTATTGATTTAAGGAATGCTTTTGCAATTTTAAATCAAGCTTTTGAGGGTCTAACTACTGGAAATGTTGTTAATGGTTTAAAGGAAATCAAGGAATTTATTGTTGTATTGACTGAATTTCCTGTTATTGATGTTAAAAAGTTTATAGAAGACTTCAAGAAGATGATTGAATCACTTGGGGAAATAGGCATTGAACTTAAAAAGTTGGTCACTGGGGAATTGACTAAAAATCTAACTGATTTAAAGATTACATTCGCTGAAATTAATAAAGCTTTTGAGGGAGCTCAGGTTTCTAATTTGACAAATTTCTTAAAAGAGTTATTAGAGTTAATCGCTCAGCTTGAACTTCTTGGAACTAAAAGTTTAAGTGAAGTTAAGACTTCTATTCAAACACTTTTTAGAGATATATACGATATATTTGTTTCTAAAGAGTGGCAATCTATGAAAGAAAATATAATAACGGTTATTGGGAGTATAAGTGGTGAGATTAGATTAGGTATTTTCAATCTTGGAGAAGAAATTAAAGAAGGTTGGAAGAGTGTTATCGATACAATTCAACTAAAAGTCAAAGAGGCTCTTTCTACAATGAAACCACAATTGGCGGAATATTCTAATTATATCAGAGATGTATTTATTGGTGATATTGGAATAATAAAAAATTCCTGGAGTTCTGCTATTGATACGGTTAAAAGCGCAACTAATGAATTCAAACAACAAATAGATGAGATGTTGCAATTTTTAAAGGCTGTTGCTACTGGAGAAGGTATTGATTCTTCGCAAATAATGAGAACTTTTGAATTTCTTGAAGGTTATGTGAGTGATTTAGTGAATAGATTATATGAAAGCATTTTTAAACCTATCCTGGAGGAGTTTGCTAATGCTTTGATG